CGACGTTTTTGGATGATGTAAACAGCGCACCCCAAAGGTTCGGATCTTCCGCCTGCATCCGCAGAATAATGTCTGTATAGGGCAGAGCATCCGATACAGAGCAAATCACCCCGTATTCGGCGCACAGCTCCTTGTACCGTTTGGTGAGATTGTGGAGCGGTATCGCTTCGGCCCACTCGATAAAGAGTGACTGGCCTACCGGATCGACCCGGCCAACCATAGCCGCACAGGTGCCGCCGAGGTCCATTCCGTAGACACGGACGCCGCTTCCGGTCTCTTGCCGCACAAAAAGCCTCTCCAATTCCTCTTTTCCGAGCGAATTCTCCGACGAGTCGTGCGATTCGCCCAGGCCGAAGTTAATGAAGTCGGCGTAATCCTTATATGTTGTGGATGTTTCTATCAGATAGCCAGGTGTAATGAACTCGGGTGCCGAAAACGGTGTAATATGGAACCCGTCGATGTGTGACTGGCTGTTTTCGTTGACTACAACCCACTCACGATTCTCTATCGACTGATCTACCTTGCCACCGCACCGCGGACATTCGAGAAACGCGGCATCTGTATCGTATTTGTCCAGCAGCATCGCACTGAAATAATTGAATTTCCGAATGTCGCCTGTGAAACCGGGGAGCCTGACGTGTTTGAAGTAATCTGGCTTAAACCAGTGGTTGCAACGCTGGCATTTTTGCAGCTCGACGTGCTGTTTTGATGCGTCAAATGCTGATGATATGCCATACCCCGAAACCGTTGGTGTGGAAAGCTCCAGCTTGATCTTGTGTTTCGAGTGGGTCAAACGAGAGGTATATTTCGTAAGTACCTCAATATCCTCGGCAAAATCCTTTTCATCAAAGATGAGTGCGTCAGCGTCAACAGAAATAGCTTGATGACTGCGGCTGGCACCTTTGAAGTAAACGAACGAGTTGTTAATAAACCGTTTCATCAGGGACGAGTCCGACCCTGGGTAGATATTGCCGTTGATTGTGGGTGATTCGTCGATGATCGGATCGACACGGCCTTTGGCAAAGGTTTGTGAAAAACCAGCGGTAGGCAGAATATAGATGACCGTTACGCCGTTGTGCAGGTTGCAAAAGGCAAGGGTGAAGCCTATTGACAGAACAGAAATACCGATCTGCGAGCATTTCTTTATGACTTTATGCTTTGCCGTACTGTCCAGGACTACCCTCTGGTACTCATGCCCTTTGAATGAGAACTTGTCTCCCTTCAGAATCATGTTCTCTACCAACCAGTCAGCATATGTGTTGGCGGCATAGCCGGGAATGAGTTTTGATTTCAGGCGGTCAAGATGTGCTTCAAATAATTGGTTCATATGGTCAGCTCCCATCTGATGGTCCCACAGCTGTATATCTTGATAAAGCCGTTGTTTCTACAGTTTTCAGTTTCAGACTTACTCGGGTCAAAAGTTTTCAAAACATCACTCAGTTTATGTTTCTGAAAATAGTGCCTGTCATATTTCCTATGTTGTGTTGGTTTATACCACCAGTATCCAACATCGCTTACTCTTGTTTTTTTAAACCCAGCTGCTTCATAGATCCTACCGACGCCCCAACATCTATCGGAATAGCTTATTACCGTACCCTTCTTTTTGAAACTACGCAGCAATTTTTGGAAAGCTCCAGGTATCTTTTTTGAGCTCGCATAACGTGTAAGTTCATAATCGGCATTGTTGCCGAATCTTGTTGTAGAGAATGTCATTACAGCAAGAAGGTTCCCGTTGTTATCATAGAGCCCATAACAGTACCTAGCTGGTACGCCAGCACCTTGCATATGCCAGGTATCAAGAAATGTTTTTGCAGTAGTCCATGTTATTTCCTGTACAGATGTCTCCCTGGCACCTACGTCGTATGATTTTTTTAGCCATATCTCCAATCTTTTCTTTACTTTTTCTTTCATATACTGCCAGTCATCTGACCATATATGGATCAATTGCCAACCGTTTTTCTCCATTATTTGTGTTTTTTCGAGATGGTACCGTCTATCAACGAATTTTTCGCTGTGCCAATGTGTTCCGTTGAACTCAACAGCTACCTTTTTCTCAGGTATCAATATATCGTACTCAAGTCTGCCGGTATCCTGTATTCCGGCTTTCTCCAATTGCATTTTGTTACCTTTTTTAGTTTTGAGCCCCAATGATTCTATAAATCGACGCAACTCAAGCTCGTCTTTTGAGGCGCCGCCACTTCTGGCACAGGTAGGACAGGCGTGGCCCGATAGAATGTCGTTTGGTCTTATATAAAACCCTCCGTGCTTTGGGCAGATGACACGCATAGGTACCTTTGAACCTTTGTAGGTAGTTTCATCCAATACATAATCTGTCCCATATAAACAGCGTACCCTGTATTTTATATCATCGAAAGGCAGTGACATAACCTGCCTGGTTTTATCGGCTTTACATTTTGGGCAATGTAGCTTGTTTTTAAGAAACCTATTTGGTAATGTAGTGAACGTGTGTTTATGTATTTTACATGTGAATTGCATAGGTTTGGACAAGCCGCGAAATGAGCTGTAATCTGGCTTTATTCGATCCAGGACATGCGCAGGTATCTGTTTTTTGAATTTTTCCAGGTTGCCCTGTATCCGTTTTCGGTCGTTTTCTTCTTTTTTACATTTTGGACATCTGACATTACTATATAGTATGTTGGTCAGTGTACTTTTGAATGCTCCGTGTTTCTTACACTTCATATGTACTATGGTTCTAGCTGTTCCCTCATATTTTTTTATGGAAAAACTAATCCCATGGGGCTCAAGACACTCTTTTAGTTTCTGTAGTATTTCAGACATATTTTTTTGTTGCCTGGTTTTGCCTATTTTTTCGTTCCTGCAGTCGTAGCAAGCCCCCTTACCGCGTATAAATGCGTAAGGAGCTATCTCGCCGACAGTCCCATGCCTCACGCATCTTACCAATACGGGGGTTGTATTATTCACAAATTTTGCAAGCGATAAATCATACGCATCCCCGTGTACTTCTTTAACTTTCTGGATAAATTCTGCTTCTGTGATGGTTTTTCCAGCCATGCGGTCCTCCGTCTTATTTAATAGTAATCAGGCTATGTCAGTTGATATAGCCTGATTAAACCCTGAAGTCAAGTAAACTTACCATTTAAAGTTGCTTTATTAACATTTTCCTTGCAGTATCAATAATGTTTTGGTACAAAGAAGGCTAAAAGTGGTAGTATAATGCCAGGATTATTATGAAACTGTTTAAGAAACTCGCAAGCGTTTTCACCCGTACCTCCGCACCAGAGACCGAGGCAACGGCTGAGACCTATGCTGCTTCCTCCTCAGACATGTCTCAGCCGTTGCCTGCTGTGTCCGGTTCGGGTAGGAAAACGGTTCCGTCGTATTTGACTACGGCGAAACCGGGCAAGGGTGCGCTGCCGGCGTCTGATCTGAATCTGGCGAATATCGATATTACGACGTTGCGGTTTGAACGGACTTCGCGGGAAACCGTGAACAAGTTCATCAAGGCTTCCCCTGATCTTGGGGCGGCTGTGAGCGCGGCGATCCGGATGGCCGTGACTCAGGATCACCTGGTGCTGGCCCGGAACCTGGACGGCAGTATCAATCCGGAGGGGACGCAGGCTGCGCAGCAGCTGGTTCGGCGGTTCAATCTGCTGAATCCGGACCCGAGGAAGTCGCAGACGTATCCGACGCTGCGAGTGCTGTCTGAGGCGCTGGCCCGCGAGTTGCTGGCTTACGGTTCGTGTGGCTCTGAGCTGGTGCTTGGGGTATCGCGGCTGCCAGACGGCATTGTGCCTGTGTCCACCACAAAGGTTCAGTTTAAATCGGACGGGAAGCGGCTGATACCGTTTCAGAAGGTTGGAGATAAAGAGGTAAACCTTGATATTCCAACCTTTTTTTATACGACTCTGGATCAGGACTTGACCCAGGCGTATTCTGATTCGCCGGTGCAGGCTGCGTTGCAGCCGATTCTGGCGGCGCAGGATTTCATGAATGACCTGCGCAGGATTTTCAAGAAGGCGATTCATCCGCGGACGGCGGCGAAAATTGATATTGAGAAGTGGCGCAAGTACGTGCCGCCCGAGATTCTGCATGATCCTGAAAAGTTTGCCGCGTACATGCAGACGACGATCAGTGATCTCGAAAGCAAGCTGAACGGGCTGGCGCCGGAGGATTCGCTGGCGCATTTTGACATCGTTGATTTTCACATTATCGGCAACAGGGATCAAGCATTGTCCGATGAGTATCAGACGCTCTCTGACATTTTGACCAGCAAGCAGGCGGCGGGGGCGAAGACGCTGCCGGCGATCATCGGGCACGGCACTGGCGCCATGAACACGGCATCGACTGAGGCCATGTTGTTCGTGAAGACGGTGGAGGGTGCTGTTCAGGGTAAGCTGAACGATATGTACTCTCGGATTTTCACGATGGCGCTGCGTCTGATGGGCTACGATGTGGTTGCTGAGTTCCGTTATAAGCCTGTTGATCTGCGGCCGGACACCGAGCTCGAGGCCTTCCGGTCCATGAAGCAGTCGCGTGTTCTTGAGCTGCTGTCGCTTGGTCTGCTGAGCGATGCAGAGGCTTCGCTGGAGCTGACCGGCACGCTGCCGGAGCCGGGGGCAGCGCCGCTGGCTGGTACAAGGTTTACGTTCAATGCGCCGTCTACTGACAATCCGACGTCGAATACGTCGAACGGTCAGGGCTCAGCGATGAACAGGACACTCAACCCGGATACGCCGTCGCAGGCGAAGTCCAAAAATAAGGGTAAATGATGGAATTCTCAAACTACCTGCTGTGGTGCGGTTCTGAAGAGTCGCTGCACGAATATCTCGCGGTCATTAAGAAATTCGAGGGAATGTCGGCAAAGGATTTCGTTGCTCTGACCGATGCGAATGACGAGACCGTGGCCGAGGAGCAGCTGCCTCGTCTGCTCAGTATTGACGGCGACATTGCCTTCGTTCAGATTGAAGGTATGCTGACCAACAAGGTTTCCTGGTGGAATAAGTATGCCGGCCTGGTGGCCTACCAGGAAATTCGGGAAGCCATGGTGGCGGCTGCGGCGCACGAGGGTGTGCGCGAGATTTTCATGCTGGTCCGGTCGCCAGGCGGCATTGCATCCGGCATGTTGGAGTCTGCTGAGCTGACCAAGAAGATCAACCGGATCAAACCGATTACAGCGTTCACTGACGGCAACATGGCTTCGGCTGCCTATGCTATTTCGGTGCCGGCCAAGCGGGTGTATGCGTCGCAGGATGCGAGCGTCGGCAGCATTGGCACTTTGCGGGTTACTGTCGATTACACCGAAATGATGAAAAAAGACGGTATAAAAGCCAAAGTTTTTCGGTCTGGTGAGCTGAAAGCAGTTGGAATTCCTTATGAAAAGTTGTCTGATAAGGCAGCGAAGTCAATTCAGGACAAGGTTGACTACCTGGCCGATGCCTTCATGGATGTTGTTGCTGAAGCTCGCGGCGTTAATATCCAGAAGATTAAGAATTTGGAAGGTGATTATTTCATTGGTGCCCAGGCCAAGGAGGTTGGTCTGGTTGATGATATAAAATCTTTTGATGCTGTGTTGGGCGCGATGCAGAAGCGAATCGCACGGCGAACTAAAACCAGTGGAGGGTTTAGTATGAAAAAGACTTACGCTGTGACGGCGAAGTCCCTGGCAGCGCTGGCTGAACAGATCGCTTCTGGGGCATCGCTGGACGAAGTTGTTGGTGACGTCGATGGTCTGAAGGATGTCGCTGAGGAGCTGAAGGATTCCGAAGCTTCCGGCGATGCCCAGGCTGCTGCTGAAGGCGCCTCTGAGGGCGAAGCTCAGGCTGCAGCTGAAAGTGATGGTGCTGGTGAAGGTGACGCCCAGGCGAAGAAGGATGAGCCTGATGCCGAGTCTTCTGCTGACACCAGTGCGGTTGAGGTCCTGCAGGCGCAGATCAGCTCCCTTGAGGACAAGCTGATCTCTGCCAAGGTGGAGCTTAATGGTATGCAGGCCAGGATCGAATCCTTTGAGGCTCATGAGAAGGATCTGAAGGAGATCGTCGCCAGTGAAACCGCGGGCATGATGGTTGCCCTTAACATTCCGGCGCCGAAGGATCTGGCTGAACGTGATACCGGTGATCTCGTCGGTCTGTACCGGTCCACGCTGGAAGAACACATTGAGGCGTTCAAAGTTGGTCGGCAGTCGAGCGAGGCCGCCGAGGGCGCCGCTGACACCAAGGAAACCTCCCCGAAAATCACCAGGCTTGAGCAGGCCAGGTTGCGATCAGTTCGCCGGGGTTAATCAGCTAATCACCTGAGTAAAGGAGAGACTGAAAAATGGCAAAGTTCAAATTTACCGAGCTTGTTACCGATGGCGATCGAATTACTGCTCGCCTGGGTTCCGACACCAAAACCGCTGGCGGGAATCTTACCGATACTGAAGTCGGTAAGCTGTGTAAGCTGGCCGCTGATTCCCGTTATGGCCTGTGCGCAGTGGGCGACAAGATTGGCGGCCGTATTGTCGGCCTCGAGCCCGCCACCGCCGATGACTATTCGATTGGTACTGTTCAGAAGGGCGGCCGGATTACCTGTATCTGTGAAGGTGCGGAGGCTGATGGCACTGGTACCATCGCGGTTGGCGACTATGTGGTTGCCGGTACGCCGGAACCGAATGGTACCGCCCTTGGTGCTCTGACCGGCCCGAAGGTCCGGAAGGCCACCAATCAGCCCGGAGCGGCCATCGACGTTGGTGCTACCGTGGATCAGACGACTGTCAATGTAGCGCTTGCCAAGGCTGTTGACCAGACGCTCGTCGCTATGTACGGTTGGCGCGTGGTTTCCGTCGGTTCCGATGGTTCCGTCGGTGACACCTGTGTAATCGAGAAGGTTTAAGTTAACCAGAAACAAGGAGACAAGAAAATGCCTGTTTTTATCGACGCCAACGGTGAACAGCATGAAGTGCAGCTGGAACCGAGCATTTACAAAGCGGCCCTGGACAGCGGTCTGACCGTTCCTCAGTACCTGAACCGAAAATTCCCGACCTCCCCGGACGCCAAGGCGTCCACCTTTGAGCAGTTCTGTGCCAGTTCCGGCCTGGTCATGACCAAGGATCGTGAGTTTGGCCTGCGGTCCCCGACCCTGGCTCAGATTTTCGACGGTACCGCCGAAATCAATGCCGGTATCGTGACCAAGGAAGCCGATCCGGCCTCCCGTATTTTGTTCCCGGCCGTTATCCTGGAACTGATCGAGACCAAGCTGGCGGTTGACCGTACCACCGATCCGACCGAGTTCGAGCGTATGCTGGCCATTGACACTTCGGTGTCCCAGGATCGCGTCGAGCAGCCGAAGATCGATTACACCCGGCCTGAAGGCGCCCGCGCCAAGACCATCTCGCAGCTGGCCAAGCCGGCGGCCATGATGACCTTCACTACCAGTGACACGGCCCGGGCGATCCCGACCGTTTCCCTCGGTATGGAGATTTCCGATCAGGCCCTGCGGGCTTCCACCCTCGACCTCGTTGCTCTGGCCATCGGCCGGCAGTCCAAGGTTGAGCGTGCCGCCCTGACCAATGAGTACCTGCTGGCTCTGCTGCAGGGGGATGTCGATATGGGCGACTCCGCCCTGCCCCAGACGAAGGCCAATGCCTACGATTCCAGCATCTCTGTTGCTGGTGTGCTCACTAAGACTGCTCTGATCAAGTGGCTGCTGGCGGCTCCGTATACCAGGAAGATCGACTGGATCGTGACTGATCTGGATGGTGTTCTGGCGCTGGAGAAGGCCCTGGAAAACACCAATACCAACAACCACATCCTGAAGGACATCGTGCCTTCCTTCTCCCTGGTCAACCGGATGCTCAGCAATCTGAACGTCTTCGTGATGCCGGATGACGCCGGATGGCCGGCCAACACCCTGATGGGTCTGGACAGTAATTCCGCGATCCAGCGTATCCGGAACAGCGCCGCTGCCTACTCCGCGGTTGAGGAGTTCGTGCTCCGCAAGTCCCGCGCCCTGCGCTTCGACTTTGCCGAAATCGTCTTCCGGCTGTTCGACGACGCCTTTAGCGTCATGTCCATGACCATCTAATCAACGAGATAGCCCGGCCCCTTGTTTGGGGCCGGGTTTTGTGAAAGGAGGATAACAACATGGTTCGTAAGAAGAAAACTAACAAGGCTGCGGAAGAGGCTGCTGCCGCCAAGGCTGCGGAAGAAGCTGCTACCGCCAAGGCTGCGGAAGAAGCTGCTGCCGCCAAGGCTGCGGAGCCGAAGGTTCTGCTTCCCGAAGGTTGGGTTATGGTCATGGCCAAGCGAGCCGACCTGTTTGACCCGTTCCAGCAAAAGAAGTTCCCCCAGGGCATCAAGGTGCCGACGGAGCTGACTTCTTGGATTGATTGCCAGATCAAGGCCGGAGTTCTCATCGAGGTATCTGAGCAGTGAGTATTCTCACTTACACCGAATATATTGACATCCGAACTGTGCTCGGTGTTACCGAGGAAGAGTTGACGGACGAATCCTTGTCTGCGGCTGTTCTCTCGCACACGCTTAATGATGAGTTCAAGCAGATCAATGTGACTTTGCAGGTTGATCTGGACGCAGCAATTGCTGCCTCCCCGAGAACCACCGAGGAGCAGGAGTTGGTTGATGCCGGTTCTGCTTTCGCCACGTATGCAGTTGCTTTGCAGTGTCTGGACTCGTTGCCCATGTTGGCTCCGAAAGCTCGCCAGGAAGGGAAGTCTTCGTTTACAAGGTTCAGTGATTCGCCATACAAATTTACCGCAGAGCAGCTAAAGGCGGCATATCTCCGTTCAAGAAGCCGTTTGCTTTCAGCACACTACGCTTACACGAATACGGAGAGTCCTCCTGTGTCGGCTTTGCCGCTCTGCGGTATTTCTTCTCCTTCTTCCGATCCGGTGACTGGTACGTAAAATGCGCTTGAGAGATGTGGCGGCCAGCTTTATGAAAACACCTGTGTATGATGCGTACACAGGTGTTCTTATTACGAATGGGCAGTTGGATGTCTATGACTTCGCTGTGCGTGACTCTGTTACTGGCGGACGCAGGACAATAACTATTCCGAGTGATATTGCTAATCCGCCACGTCGTGTAGTCAAGATACTTGACAACTGGTTTCTCGTCGGCGACACCATCGATGATGCGATACATGAGTTCGTTCTGAAGAAACACTGGATTCTGCATCCGGTCGATAGCCTTGGGGAGTACGGCACACCGGCACAGGTTATTGCCGCCGCTGGTACAACACAAGCGTATGTGGGGGTGTCGTGGAGGAAGACGCAAAAGGAGGAGACTGTCTCAGCCAATATTTACAACCTGTACAATCTGTATTGCAGCACTACAGAAACCCCTGAACAAGGGCATATTGTGCTTGTTGCCGGCGTATACTACCGTATCGCCGGTATTGAAAGGACGACAGGCGGTTTCAAAGTAGCTATAGGTTATGATATTGGCAGCGGTGCTTTGACACAAGTGACGTACAGCACCCGGATTTATGATCGGGTGCTTGAGCAGGAGACACTCACTGCGGTTACTGTGCAGGCGTTCGTTGAGCGATATCAAACGGCATACGAGTATCTGCACAAAGAGATGCCTAAATTTGTCGCCGGGGACAGGGTGTTTACTGTCTCTGCTTCCGATATACCCGCTGCAACTACGGGTGACTATGTGGATGTTGGCGGTACATCTTACAGCATTTTGGCTGTGCAGGATGACGGGCTTGGTTCGTGGCTGCTTCATGGGAGGCCCCAGTAATGTTCAGGATCTCCGGTATCGACGCGTTTGAGCGTGGTATTAGTGCGTGGCTTGAGAAGATGGAGAAGAAGGCTGTTGTAATATACCGCGGCCTTGTTCTGAAGGCGTACTACCGTGTCGCGGTTGAGACGCCACAGTGGTCTGGTAACGCTGCAAGTAATTGGAGAATTGGCGTTAACCGGATTGATGTCAGTTTTGATACAGCAGTTATCGATGAGCACTGGGGTGAGGCCATTCCGCCGCACCAGAAAGGTGATCTGGAACATATTACGCCCGCGTTGAATAGGGAACGAACTAAATTGACTGCCATACGAAGTTTGGACGACAAGGTTTTCATCTCAAACTCGTCGAAAGGGTTTGGTAACAGATTGCATGAGTTTAATCAGCTTCATCCATATATAGTGGATCTTGAAGAAAACCCGAATAACTTCCTGCGCCGTGTCAATCTCCCAGGGCACATGGTGTCTCGGGTAGTCACTGAGATACAGGACGGCAGGGAGATTTCTGCTGACGGCTTGCTTATAGGAGCTCTTGCATGACACTAGAACAGGCGCGTCAAGCTATTTACTCGCATTTTCTGTCAATATCTACTTCACTATATGCGGCAGACAGTGTATATTTTAGGAACCAAGAAGAACCTGATTTGGCTACATACCCGAAGAAGACGTTTGTTCTCGCTGAAGTCTATCTGAATGATGTAGCCCAAATGGCGATAACAGGGCCTGACAGCAGGCTCACCAGGTACTGGGGTATTTTTGAGACATCAATTTTTGTTCCGAAAGGTTCCGGGGCTAAGACGATGACTGAGTTTATCGATCTTATCGACAGTAACTATAAAATGACGACAATCGGTGGGATTGTGTTCAGGGTTCCACGGCCTGCGGCACCGCCTGAGCCTGGTATCGGGTGGGTCAAACAGGTAGTTCTGGCTCCTTTTTACTTTGAGTCGAATACATAACAGATGAGGTGACATGATGGCTCTTGCATCAACAGCGGCAGCGCAATTACGCTATTTGAAAGAGGATTCTTATGGGTCTATCCCGACTGGTACCCCGAAGAAACTTCGGATGACCGGGGAGGATCTGAAATTTGAGGTACAGAGCGAGACTTCGAAAGAGATCAATTCTTCTCGGCAGGTGTCTAACTCTCTTCAGGTTGGGGCGGAAGCGTCCGGCAATATTAACCTTGAGCTGAGTTACGCTGAGTACGATCCTTTTATTGAGGGGGTTCTGGCTTCCAGCTTTACCGTTTTTGGTACTGGCGGCGTGAAGGCAATCAACATCACGTCGGATTCTACTGCCAATACTATTTCTGACGCTGACCTGCTTGGCAGCTTTTCTGGGCTTTCGGCTGGTCAGTGGATCTCTGTCTCCGGGGGCACCGCAATTGACGGCATCTACCGCATCGCGTCGCTGACCGCGGACGTACTGACCATCGACTCCGCGACTCCTGTTGCGACAACTATTTCCACAGCCGTATCTGCGAGTGTGTCCTCGTCCCGTATTGCCAATTCTGCCAGTACGGCTCTCCAGAGCTTCTCTATTGAGAAAGCCTTTACCGATGTGAATCAGTATTTCATGTTTGTTGGTATGGTTGCCAACAGTCTTGATCTGAACTTCGCTACGGCGCAGATTGTTACTGGCACCGTCGGATTTATCGGTAAGGGCAGTTCCAGGGCTGCTGCTACACAGTTTCCTGGCGGTGCGCCGTCTGCTTCGCAAGCTTATGAAGCTATGAATGCCGTCGATGGTCTCGGCGCTGTTTCGGGCGGTATCGGTGGTATACTTCTGCGTGACTCTTCGTCCAACGATCTTCTGTCCTCCACTTTCATCCAGTCGATGAAGATCAGTATCGACGCCAAGGCCAGAGGACAGAAAGCAATTGGTGTTAAAGGGAACGCTGGTGTGGCTCTTGGTACGTTCTCAATCACTGGTACAATTGATGTTTATCTTGCCGATGGTTCTGTCTATGACGAGGCGCTGGCCGATAACTTGGTGTCTCTTTCGTTCCCGGTACATGATGGCAACAACAACGGGTACGCCATCAGTCTTGAGAACTGCAAGCTCGGGGTACCGACAGTAGTGGCCGGAAGCATGGACTCTGATGTGATGCTTTCGATTCCTGTTACTGCGGTGGCTCCTGATACATCTACTGACAAGATGATCTACATTGATCGTTTTGGCGCTGCTGTTTAATCCCTAACTTTGTGATTGGCGGGGGAGGCCGCCTAGTTATGGCTGACA